ATTGGACATAGACGTAAACCTATCACCGCAAACGCGACAAAGGGGCACACTAGGTGCACCCCTCCGTCAAGTGAATCAGTTAGATCTGAATCAGACAGTCTGACCTGAGACCTGCGAAATCGAGAAGGTCATCGAGTAGGTCGCAGGAGCACCTGAGGACGAGTCGCCCTCTGGCTCCGACAGACCGACAAGAAGAGCCTGCGGGTAGACACGCTCGGTGCCGTAGACCCGAAGATCGCAGTTGAGGTCGTAGACGGTCACGTCGTAGTGGACCTGACCAACCAACTTACGAGAGATCTTCAGTGACGGACCATCACGCTCCACGTCGTAGTGACGCGTGACGGTGATGTCGCCGATCTCCGGGGGAGCGGTGAGGACCTCGGGGAACAGTGCGCCACCGTCGTAGACCTTTTCTACGCTGGCGGTGACTTCGCCACCCGAGACCTGAGCGAAGTATCCGTCGAAAGCCGGGCCAATGGGGCACCCGGGCATGCGAACTGGAGTGACCTCCGCAACTACCTGACGCTGTGAAACCTTAGCCATTGCTCCTCCGCTCAGACCACAGAACTTGTGAGATTGGACTTGACGACCTCGACCTCGATGCGGTCTGCCACGGAGGAGACACGCACGCCAACCTTGGCTCGGACAGTGCCGTTGGCCAACTGGGTGACGGGGTTGAGGGCGTCGGTAACCTCGACTGAGTAGCCGGGGTCGACCTGATTGCCGTCGGCATCGAAGGCTTCGTAGAGGCCGCCTGCATTACGCAGTGGCTCCAGAAGACCGATGAGGCGGCCCTCCACTCGACCAAACACCGTGCGGCGTCCGTCGATCGTGGAGAAGACAAGATCCTCAAGGCGACGTTCCGCCTCGACGACGATGTAGTTGAGGGTGTCGCGAGCCGTGATGTACCGGAAGTTGGTCTCGTCGGCGGAAGCGGAGCGGGCGCCATAGACACGCACGCCACCCTGAATGATGCGAAGGGCGTTGACGTTTGAGTCATCGAGCGTGTCGCCGGTTGACTTGTCAATCGCCGTCGAAAGGCCAGTGATGAACTTGGCTGCCGAAAGAACGCCAGCACCTGCCTGCCACGGTCCAACCGAGTTGTGGGCGATAGAACGCTTTGCAGCGACGAATCCCTCAGGAGAGACGGTCAGCGAGGTGCCCGCTGAACCAACCATGGTCACATGCGGGAAGTAGAACGCTGCGTACTCGGCTCCGGTTACGTCGGCGTAATCCGCAACGGTGTCAGCGGCATCGGTAGCCGTTGCCGTCGGATCGAAGCCAAGAAGTGCAACTCGGTTGTAAGCAACCGCGTGTGCAATGAGGCCGTCGTAGATGTCGGTCGAGAACTGGCCGGGGATGGCAACAGCGCCAGCGCCAAGCGCAGACTCGAAGAGTTCGAGACCAGCAAGGAGTTGGGTATCCGTCGGCGACGATCCATTGGCGCCTGCGGACATGGCGGTGTTGAGAGTTGCCATGGTTGCGGAAGCGACTACGGCCGAGGCCGAGACGTAGATCGTTGCGGCGGCTGAGTTGTTGATTGCCTCAGCGGCTGCGGCAGCATTTGCCACGTTTCCGCTAGAGAAGATCTGCTCATCGCCGTAGTACAACTTCACAATCTGGTTGGCACCGCTGCCAGCACTGACCGTGACGTTGACATTCGAGGACCATGCGCCGGTGTTGGCGGCGGTGAGAGAGAGGACTGTGTCGGTCTCCGTCGGATCCTGAATCTCCAGCGAGCCAGCGGTTGCACTAGCGCCAGTCACTCGACTGACATAAGCGCGGGAGCCGCCTTCCTCAAAGAAGGTCTGAACCTGCTGATGGAGGGTGCCAGCGGCGGTGTATCCACCGTACAGGGCCTCAAACTCCGCAAGACTGTTGACCAACTTCGCTTCGCTGATGGAACCGCGCTCGGCGGTGCCAGCAACAAAGAAGGTGGATGCAGGAGCGGTGTTGGTCGTGTTGGGACCAGTCCGCACTGCTGTGGTAACGACTACGCCGGGCATCAGCCTTCCTCCAGACCTCGAACTCTTTAGGCGAGGTATGGCCAGATTACTACAGGACCTTGGTATCCGGTGTAATGGCCAACCTTACAAAACTGCTTACTGACCTGATGGTACTAGCAACATGCCACTCTCTATGGCACGTTTGGACACGGGATCGTTGATACTGACTAGGCCGCGTTCGTATCCAGCCAGACTTTGCCCACGATTGTTGGCGGTTACTGGATACGGGTTTGTGTTGACTACGACCACTACATCTTGATCGGAATAAGCAAGGCCGCTCGTGCGAAGGTCAGCGACGGCGAGATCGTCAAGGGAGAACGGTTGCTTCTCGACGGGTTGATCCTCCTTGGTTGCAGCCGCCTTCTTGCGTGGAGCCTTGCGCTGCTTACGTGCAGGCTTTGGAGCCGTTTCGGCTGGATCTGCCTGATCCTCGCCGACTGCAACTTCAGCCGCAGGCTCCTCGTACTCCGGCGTCGGACTCTCGGTTTCCTCGTCCTTCAAATCCGAAAGGTCCAAGATTTCCATTTCATCCCTTTTCATTCGTTTTCCTCCATCAACTGAGCGAGCGTCATCCCCTCGATGTCGAACTCGTTGAGGGTTCCGACGGGCTGACGGGTGACGAACTCGTTGAGGGTGATGTCGTAGGCTACATAGGCGCCAGCGAGCACCCGCTCCCCCTTGATCAGGGTTAGATCCGAGAACTCCTCACGCATGGTCCCCTCGTCGACCCTGATCTCACATCCGACCGAATCGGCGGCTTGGAGAGAGGCGTGGTCGAGGAGCGCCGAACGGACCACGGTTGTCATGTTGTCTCGCATCAACGTGCAGACGTCGGAGCCATCGGCCTTTACCCAGACGTAGGTCCGCATGTTGTACCTGACCTGATACTGGGGGTTCAGGTTGAAGTCGTAGTCGCCTCGGGTGATGTCTGCTGTGGCGATGGCGAGCGTGATGATAGTGGGCCAGTGGTCGAGTGCCACAGGCTCGTATGTCAGATACAAAAGCGGATCGGGGAGAGAGTCTTCGTCGGTCTTCCAGTGGTTCCTGTACGTGATCAGACGACCCGGGAGATCCTGAGCGAGGTATTCGTTGACGAACTGCTTAGCCGCAGCGGCACCCTGCATCATGGGAGTACCCGCTCACGAACGCTGACGATGTGGCGAGCCGCCTCACGCCCGAGTTCCTTTGCGAAACCCGGCGGGCTGAACACGATCTTGCGCTTGGGCATGTCACGGGTTCCCGACTGGTGGAACTTGGCATACTCGACGTTGGTGCCAAAGATGGCAAAGGTCGGAGAGATCTCGTTGGGGGAGCCGCGCAGGCTCGAAAGGGACCGGAACAACTTGCCGCTCTTGCGGAGCAGGGGCCACGCGTAGTCGCGAGTTCGTGGATCCCAACCGCCTGTAGGCAGGCCATTTGCGGTGAAGTTTTCACGGTTGGCGCGCTGGAGTTCCCTTCTCGCCCAGCCAAAGACAGGACGGAAGTTCTGGGCACGCCGATCCATGCGATTGAGCATGTCGATCGCATCGTCGATGTCCACGTCGATGTCGATTCGGATCATGGCTAGATCCTGATCCGGCGCCATCGGCGCACTGATGCAAGTTCCTCAGGGGAGAATCCCGTTGCTAGAGGGGCGACGTTTCGCGTTTCAAGATCCTTGAGACCTACGACGTCGTCGTGCATGTTCTGCATCTCACGAGATGCCGCACGGAGGATGAGGAGCCGGAGCATTGGGATTTCCGGCCCATCGAGACCCGCCGCGTAGGTCATCCTGACTCGATCGTTGGGGATCGCCCGGTAGAGGTCGATGCCGTATCGCTGAACGACATAGTCGGTTCCCTCGGTCAACTGAACAGATGCTCCAGTCACGCCGGTGACGTACACCGAGGTCACCGAGACAATCGGAGACTGACGTGCGTAGATCGTCACCGCTGGCTGGATGTACGACGGAGGATTGCCCGTTGTGTCGAGGGACAGGTCGTAGAGGTGGGATGACACGAGCATGGAGCCGGTGTCGGCGGGAACGACGTGATCTTCGATGTGAGTGTCGACCTCCATGGGTCGACGCAGGTAGGCCTCAAGTTCGGAGTGGAGGCCAGTGAGGACGAACTCGGCCGCGCGCGTCTGACGATTGTTGAACTTGATGTCCATGTAGGTCTGGAGATCGTCAATCGTTGCCAGCATCAACCGTCACCCTTTCGAGGGTCCGGCCATCAGCGGCGACGTGCTCGACGCTCGCGACGACGCTCGTTCGCTCGGCGAGCGACGCGTGCGCCACCCTCAGCGACGGCAGCAGCGCCACGAGCGGTCGCAGCCGCGATTCGGCGAAGAAGGCCCGGACGACGGCCCTGTGTGGCGGCTCCGCCACCCGGTCGACCCGGACGACCCGGACGGCGACCTCCACCCGGTCGACCCGGACGACGGTCTCCACCCGGACGAACTGAATCGGGAATAGGAGTTCTCGGCCGACGACCGGGAACGAGAGATTCAGGGATCGCCGAATCACGCTCTGATGGCGAGAGTTCTCGGTCTCTTGTAGTTGACGGCGTAGGCATAAGAGGGTCCTCCAAGACGCGCTTGGTCCTGTTTCACGGTACCACAGCGCCTAAGCGAATCCCTCTAAGACCTACCTATCAGAGTTGGGTGGCCTTTCGATACTCACTGCTGGAGCAACGGATCCAGCCGGAGCCTCTACAGGCACCCATGCTCGCGAGTACTTATGCGTAGCAATCTTGCGGGTCTTGACAAGCCCGCCATCGAAGAGCAGTTCGCCCTCGTCCTTGTTCATACTGAGAGCCTTCTTCAGCGACTGCTGGTCGTAAGCGCCCGACCGCAGAATGCGTCGCAGTAGATCTGACAGCGGTTTTGCCTGAATCTGCCCACGGCCACGATTCAGCCTGACGTGCATCAGCATGGCGTCGACCTCATCACAGTCGACCCAAAGCACCGGAACTTGACCGCCGTCGCGCTTGGCAATGTCCTCCTCATCCCCAGCAATGCGCCACCGTTCATGGCCGTCGATGATCGTCGAGGTGCTGGAGTTGGCGAGGATGGGGCTGGTCCAGCCGTAGTTTCGGAGGGATTCAACCAGAACCCTGCGATCGGGCTTGAGGACGTAGGTGCACCGCCAAGGTGCCGCTTCAAGGGATCCGCCGGGTACGTAGTCAATCTTCATCGCAGGTCATCCTGTAGGTCTAGTGAGTTGGCTTCGGCCTCGGCTTGCGCCGCTGCCATCCGTACTGCGTGAGCACGGGTCTTCGGTCCGACCGGGTTCACGGAGGTGACGTTGAACTCGTTGAGGAGGAGGTTCCGCACGAGCCACTCGATCGGGTAGGAGAAAGGGTCCTTCTTGTGTTTTGCCCGGAACTCAGCAGCAAAGGCCATCGCCCGTCGCTTGATCCCCTCGGTCAGCATGTTCTGTTCGATGCACAGGCTTACGCCCGGCCACCCCATCTCGGCGTATCCGCCGATGAGAGCCTCAACGTCAAACTCGGGGTACCACCGCCGTTGAGCGTCGATCTGTGGAAAGCATTCGTAGAGGCGGTCGTAGAACTCCGGCTCTGTGGCGACGACGTCTCCGATGCGGCGGATGGCCACCGCGTGCAAGGGGATGCCGACGCGAGTGTTGGAGCCGGTGATGGATGCGAGGTCGTAGTAGTCGCAGAGCGTGGCGCCGTGTTCCTCGGTGACGAACTTGATGACGTCATCGGTGGTCCAGTCGTAGATGACCTTTGCGAACCGCAGCGGGATCGACTTCTTCATGCGGAAGGGCACCACGATGTAGTTCTCGTGCAACTTCTGTACGCAGGAGCGGTAGCGGATCATTGACTCGTTAGCGCGTACACCGGTGATAAACGCGACACGCCCCTTCTTGCCTTGCATCGTGTAGTAATCGACCGACTGGGGGATCGGTTCGTACGGCGACAGACCGAAGTGCTCGGCCCGAATAGCCCAAGGCGGGATCTCTCGCACAAGACGGTCTTGCTCGGCGCGATACCCGGACCACAGAAGGACATACTCACGGCGTCCAAGGACCCAGATCTCCTGCCCCTGTGGAAGGCAGTACCACTCCATGTCGACCCAGTCGTAGTTGCGAACTTCCTCGACGAAGCGGAGTACGGCAGGACTCACCATCTCCTCGTCACGAAAGATGACCTTGACCGGACCGAGACCGCGCTCCTCGTGGATCTCCTTCGCCAGATACAGCACGGCGGTCGAATCCTTGCCGCCGGAGAACTGCACGCACACGGTGTCGAAGGTGTCGTAGACGTGCCGCATCCGTTCACGAGCAGCGTCTACGCATGAGGTGTCGAGGAACATCCGTTGACGGGTCACCAGTCACCGCCGTTTAGTTCAGTCTGAAACACCATCAGCAAGCACTCCTAGTAGTCCATGTAGTAGGTAGTCGGGAAGGGTAGACACAAGGTGCACCTCTGTCAAGGTGTCGCCCAAACCTTTTACTGC